CTATCCTGTTCCTAATAAAGCATACGTTCTTAACTTTAACATAGTGGACAGAAGCGGTGAGCTAACTACATCACAAGATAATATTAAAGTCCCTTCTCTTCCTGTTATTCAGTTAGCACAGTCAATGGCTGTTGAGGAACGTGGAGAAACTGGAGGCACTACAGCTGCTAAATTACAAGCACAAGCAATGCTAACATTGAGTGATGCTATTGCTTACGATGCAGCTCGCTTCCCTAATGAAACAGTGTGGTACGCCGTATGAGCCAACGATTACAGAATCTAACAGTAGCAGCACCGGGATTCCTTGGTATCAATACCGAGGAGTCTCCTGTTGGCATGAATCCTGCCTTTGCTTCCATTGCTGATAATTGTGTAATTGACAAGCGTGGTCGCGTAGGGGCGCGTAAGGGATACGACACTGTGTCTACTAACGGTGGTAGTGTCCTAGGAAGTAGCCGAGGTATCGAAGGTATCTTTGAGTTTACTTCCTTTGGTGGTGTTACTACGTTGTTCTCTGTGGGTAACAATAAGATATTCACAGGTACACCCACACTAGCCGAAGTTACTCTCCCCAGTGGCTACTCTATATCAGCAAACAATTGGAAGATAACATCCTTTAACGATGACGTATACTTCTTCCAGACAGGCCATGCGCCTCTTAGGTCAGATTCTGGAAGCACTACTCTTGTTGAAGTAGCAGGCGCACCACAAGCTAACGAAGTGTTGTCAGCATTTGGTCGTCTTTGGGCGGCTGACTTAGCAACTGATAAACATACTATACATGTCTCTCAGTTGTTAGACGGTACTGCGTGGGCAGGAAGCGATTCTTTTCAAATAGACGTTACTCAGTTCTGGCCTGAAGGTTACGATGAGATTGTAGCGTTGACAGAACATAACGGTTTGTTTATTGTCTTTGGCAAGCACTCTATGTTGATTTATGATGGAGCGCAAGGTGGTGCAGGTGCAGGTAGTTCAGGTTCGCCTGCTACAGCAAGCTCTACTATATTCCTAAAGGACACCGTAGAGGGCGTAGGATGCATTGAGAGGGACTCTATACAAGCCACAGGTAATGACATACTGTTCCTGTCTAATCGCGGTGTAATGAGCTTAGGGAGGCTTATACAGGAGAAGTCGCTACCCTTACGTGACGTTAGTAAGAATGTACGTACTGACTTAATGGCGATGTCTAACTTTGAGTCCTTGCCTGTTAAGAGTGTATACAGCGCTGAAGATGCTTTTTACTTGTTGACGTTCCCGTCTAGTAACACTACTTACTGTTTTGACGTAAGACAGCCTATGGAAGATGGTTCGTTTAGGGTGACTACATGGTCAGGTATTATACCTTTGGCGTTTAACGAACTTGCTCAGGATGGTTTCTATATGGGACTGTCTACAGGTATTGTTAAGTACGCAGGATACTTAGATGACACAGCTACGTACCAAATGTCTTACTACAGCAATGAGCTAGACTTCGGTAATCCGGGTATTGTTAAGTTCCTAAAGAAATTTCACACAACAGTAATTGGTGGTGGTAGCACTACAGCAAACCTTAACTGGGCTTATGATTACTCTGATAACTTCAGTAAGCAACAGTTTGAGTTTGAAGCAGCGGGTGTTGTCGGTGAATACAATGTAAGTGAGTTTAATACTACTGCGGAGTTTACAGGGGGTGGAGAGATTCAGACACCAAAGGTAAACACCACAGGTTCAGGAAGCGTAGTAAAAATTGGAGTAGTATCTACTATTAATAATAATTCTTTTGCAATACAGAAAATTGACATACTAGCTAAAATCGGGAGACTTTTGTAATGTCTAATTATACAGTAACAACAAACTTTGGAACTAAGGATTCGCTTCCTTCAGGCAATGGAGCTAAAGTTATCAAAGGCTCTGAGTTTACTACAGAGTTTAACAACATTGCTACAGCCAGTGCAACCAAGGCTGACCTCGCGTCACCTACGTTTACAGGTACAGTGACTATACCAACTGCTACCATTACTACGGCTAATACTACCACAGCTAACATTACTACAGCTAACTGTGATAATTTAACTGTTGAGAAAGCAGCTAACAACGCAGACTTATCACTATTGATTCATAACACAGGTACTGGTGAGGCTGACGCAACCCTGACACTTGATTCGTCAGCAACAGGTGAGAGTGAAATTAATTTTTTACATGATGGCTCTTTAGGCGCAACAATAGAATACTTTGTTGACGGAGGTTCTCCTGACTTAAACATTAAAACTTTAACTTCAGGGAGTGTTATTGACTTACAGCCTAACAATGTAAACACACTAAGAGCCGCTGAAGGCGTCGTTACTGTTACAGGTGATTTAAGAATTAGTGATGGTTCAGTTAAGGGTGAAATAGGTTTAGTTGGTGATGACGTTTACCTTGCTGACAACATTGCAGGTATTCGTATAAGTGGTGCGGACACTAATAACATATTCTCTTGTGACGAAAATGGCACTGCCACCCACAAGGTAACTAACTTTGGCACTCCCACACATAGTTGGAAGACTGGTTACTTTGAGGAACTAATTGTAGAGAAAGCAGGCGATGCTAAAATTACCATTAAGGGTACAAACTCAGGTGGAGACGACGATGACGCTGAGTTATTCTTAGACTCTAACGGTAATGGTGAGTCTGCTATTCGTTTCCAGACCGACGGTACTGATGGTGCTGCCTTATTCTGGTCTCCGCAAAGCAACGATGATTTAGTAATTCAAACCTATTCCGCAGCATCTGATGGTGGTATTCATCTGCGCGTTAAGGAAGAGGATTCGTTGCTTGTTAAGGCTGACGGTGTTCTACAGTTAAGTGACGGTGCTGTTAAAGGTACAGTTGGTATTTTAACTGGAAGTAGTGATGTTTATTTTGCAGATGCCATTGCCGGTATCCGAGTAAGTGGAGCAGGTACTAATAATATATTCCCCTGCGATTCAGCAGGCGCTAGTACTGACGGCGTTACTGATTTAGGTACGTCCATACATCGTTGGAAGACTGGTAATTTTACAGGACTAGACGTACAGAGTTTAAGTACTGGTGATAATGCTGATTGTAGAGTTAATATCACATCAAGAGGCACAGGAGATTCAGATGCTACTCTCCATTTAGATGCTAATGATACAGGCGAGGCGGAGATTGAGTTTGCTGTTGGAGGCACTATTGGTGCTGATGTAATATGGACTACCGAAAGTAATGATAGATTTGTTGTTACTACTTTAGCGGGTACTGATGCTCCTATTATTTTAGAGCCTAATAACAACCCTCTTGTATCTGCCGCTGAAGGTCAATTTACTGTCGATGGTCAGATAAGACTCGGCGATGTTTCAGGCACAGGTGTTACTACTCCTCTTGCTACAATAGGTTTAGTAAGTACAGATGAAGTCTTTATAGCGGACGCTGTCTGTGGTTTACGGATGTCTGGCGCCGGTACTATAAACATATTCCCTGTTGATGGAAATGGTGTAGGTACTACCGAAATTGCTAACTTAGGTACTAGCAATGACAGATTTAAAACTATCTTTTCTAAGAATGCCTTGGACACTTCCTCTGACCGTAACCTAAAGCAAAGCATTGAAGAACTTAGTGAAGCTGAAGTAAGGGTTGCACAGGTTTGTAAAGGTTTAATTCGTAAGTATAAGTGGAAGGACTCAGTAGAAAGAAAAGGTGTTGACGGTTCTCGTTATCACGTAGGTGTGATAGCACAAGACTTGGAAGCAGCTTTTGCAGCTGAAGGTTTAAACGCAGAGGAATACGGTATGTTTACAAGAAGTGAAGAAACAGGAACTCTTTCAGTTAGTTATTCTGAACTATTAGCATTTATTATCGGAGGACTATAAGATGGGAGAGTCATTAACAGGTTGGGACGCAATTCCCGGAGCAGTTTTAGGAACAGTAGGTGGTTATGCTGCTCTTACCGATTTACAAAACCAACTCCGAGGTTTAGGTAACAGAGCGTATACTGGTGGCATAAATCTGGGCAATCAGGCAATGCAGGACTCGACCTTTCAGCCTTACACCGTTACAAGCGGTTTAGCTAACGTAGGTACAACTGCTCAGGGCGGTTTTAATTTAAACTTGTCCCCACAACAGCAAGCAATGCAGAACGCGGCGTTTGGACAGGCTAATCAATTCTTTGGTCAAGCAGGACAAGGAATAACTCGCGCACAACAACAAGCTGCTTCAGGTTTGTTTAATCAAGCCCAAGGAGCTTTTGGTCAAGCGGGGCAAGGAATGACTCCTGCTGAACGACGGGCTGCTTCGAGTTTGTTTAGTCAGGCTCAGGGACAGTTCGGTCAAGTCGGTGAAGGCATGACACGAGCCGAACGTGACACACAAAACCGTAGATTTAGAGAAGCAGAGGAACTGTATGGTCGCGCTAGAGGCGACACAGGGGCGCTTGCCGGTGAATACTACGAGAACATCCGAGCAGCACAGCGTCCTGAAGAAGAACGTCAGCGCATGAACCTAGACCAAGGTTTGTTCTCTAGTGGTCGTGGTGGTATCTCTACTGCTGAGTTTGGCGGAACTGCTGAAGAGTTCGGGTTTGAAAAGGCTAGAGCGGAAGCAGGCTTACAAGCGTCAGCGATGGCACGACAGGCAGCGTTAGGCGAGCAAGCACAAGCTCTACAATCAGCACAACAGTTGTCAGGTCAGGCGTATGCAGGACAGCAAGCAGCACGAGCGAGAGACTCGCAAGCACTTGCTTTAGGTACAGGCTTAATGAGCCAGTCCTTCAGTCCTGAACAGCAAGCCTTAGCACAGCAGCAGGGCTTTGCAAACTTAGGTGGTGCTTTGATGGGTCAGTCCTTTATACCACAACAGCAAGCCTTAGCACAGCAGCAGGGCTTTGCAAACTTAGGTAGCATGATGATGGGTCAAGGTTACATGCCACAAGAGCAAGCCATTGGTTTGTTTGGTGCTTCACAGATACCGGCACAGATAGCTGCTCAAGGTCAATTAAGTGGTGCGGAACTAAGGTCACAACTTTCACAGGCTGGTTTAGAAGGCTTGTTAAACGCTGGTGTAACTGAAGCGCAGGTAAGTGGTAACTTGTACAATTCCATACTCAATTCACTTGTTGGCGGCGTCAACTCTTTCATGGCGGAGGATTAAAAATGGCTAGAGGTTTTTTAACAGGATTAGACTCTACGTTTAATCGAGAACTAGGTCAGTCAGTATCTGGCCTAGCAGAAACAATGCTAACAGGTGTTGGTCAACTAGGTGCTGGTATCGGAGGTATTACAGGAAACGAAGCTCTTGCTAGGGCAGACTTCCGACCTGAACGTGTTAAACTCAAGGAAAGGTTTGCACAGCTTACTGGCTCTAAAGACCCTAATGACCGTCAAGAGCTTTTACAAATTATGGGGAAAATGGGTGCTTCTCCAGACGTAATTGCAAAGTATCAAATGCAGTTTGCTGCTGAAGATAAGGCAGAGCAAGCAACAAAGCTACAAGGTACACAGCGTACACAGTTCTCCTCTTACTTGGACAAAACTTACCCTAATAAAGGTTACGGAGATTTGGCTTTACAGGGTTTGATTACTCCTGCCAATATGAAAGACTTTATTAAGGAAGCCTCTTCTGGAAAGACAACTACTGAAACAATTAGCGAAGACGGAAAGAACAAGTTAGTCGTGCTTGACGAGGGCGGTGATATAATTAAACGATATGATGCTGAAATATCAGGTACTTCTAACCCTAATGCGCCTAATTACTTTACGAAGGTCGTAGTAAAGGACGGTAAAAAAACAACAGTAATGTTTAAAAGAGAGGGTGACAAAGTATCTGAAGTCGCTAATATGGGAGCCACAGAGATTCCTGAAGCTGCCGATTTAGAAACGGTAGAAGTTACTAAAGATGATGGTCAGACGTATGTTCAGTTCCTTGATTTAAGCCAGCCAGAAAGTGAAAGGATTGTCCACGAACAAAAAACTAAAGAAAACAGAGTAACTACTGAAGCCATTGACCCTTTGACTGGGCAGACAATTAAATATACTACACTTCCCAACGGTAAAGGTCGTATACCGTTTGGTATTGTAGAACTGCCTAAGTATGATATACAAGTTCAAGCCGACGGAACCTATAACGTATTTAACGAAACTCTAGGTATAATGGAAGAGGAAGGTGTAGCTACTCAGGCTTCTGCTCAACAGCTTATAGCTAAGAAACAAAAAACTCAGGAAACGCTTAACGACATTGAAAGACAGATTGGTTTTGTTAATGAAGCCAAAACCCTAACCGAAAGTTATCAACCATGGGACGCGGTTGTTTTTCATCCGTTAATGAAGTATGTTCCGGGCAGTGATGCAAAATATCTAGCGAAATTGACTGAAACACTACAGTCGCGGATTGCTAGAGACACCCTAATGGAACTACGCGAGGGTTCAGCAGTAGGTGCTACAGGTTTAGGCGCTTTGAACTTAAAAGAACTTGAACTACTACAGAATGCGCTTGGTAATCTTGACCCCACCGTGGGTGATGTGCGATATAGAAAGCAACTTAACCTTGTTAAGAAACACTATCAAGGGTTTAGAGCTTCCTTAATGGGTCGTCCTACTCAAATAGATTGGACAAACCCTGCGTATAGAGAGTTTACTAGAACTATTTCAGACGCACAAGGTAAGCCACAGACATACTACACTTTATCAGATGAGACAGGCGCTCCTCTAATGGGTAGTGATGGAAAACCTCTGTGGTATATCGCAAACATTCCTGTTAAAAAGGATTAATAATAATGGTAGCAACTACAAACCAAGTAACTGACCCTGCAACCTTAGCGTTGCTGCGTGGAGAACCTATGCCTTCTGAGGGCATGGGTGCTTCTCCTATTGACCAGTCTATGATTATACCTGTTACTCCTAATCCAACAGGAGCAGTGTCGGACACAGAGTTATTAGCTAAACTGAATGACTCTTGGGAAGCAGACAACATTAATCCTAGCGATATTATAGACACACTAACCTACGAAGCAACCTCCGGTGAGGAAGTTGACCCTTTTGATTGGAAGAAGATGATTGCAGGTATGTCGGCTTCCATTGCGGCTTCTATCCCTCAAGGTAAAAAGGGTTATGAGTGGGGACAGCGTTTAGTTTCTACGTTACCTAACAGAGGTGTTTTCGGTGTCGCTAAATCTACTATACCTGTCGTTACAGGAGCAATCCGAGGAAGTGCAGCCAGTGGAGCCGCTTTAGGTACAACTGAGTTTTCTTATGACACAGTGGACGCTTTAATTTCTGGTGAAGAGTTTGACCCTTCCGAGGCTTTTTCTCAGGCGTTAGATGCCGCTGAAACTGATTTTATTTACTCGTCAGCCGGTAGCTTAGGTTTACCTGTTGTGGCTAAAGCCTATAGAGGTGGTAAACAAGGTTATAAAGCTCTTCGGGATAAGTTCCCTAAAAGGACACCTGTGGCGGGTAAGGCAGGTTTAGCTGACGAAAGCATTAATCAGATAGTTAAACTACAAGCACAGCTTAAAGAAATGGGAGCTAGTCTGTTACCCTCCATGGTTACGGACAAAATTACTCCTAAACTGTTAGAGCAGATTTCTAAGGTGTCTAGGTTTACGAGAGGTACGGTAGAGAACTATTATAATATCTACGGACAGTTCATGGGTAAGCAGATAGATGAAATGGTAGGTATGTTTGCAAACCAAGGCCCACGTAAGCAAGGTCAAGTTCTTCAGGCTTTTGTGACGCAGAACGAGAACGCTATTCGGAAGATTGTTGACCCTATTTATAAAGGTTTGGCGATTAAAGGTAAGGGAGTAAATGTAAACGTAAGACAGTCGGCTAAAGACCTTGCTGATGAAATCAGTCAGAGCGGTCAATATAGAGCGCAGCCTAAAGTAGGAAAAGACGGAGAAGTAATTGAGCAGACAACAGCTAGAGGAGGTGTAGCGCAAGTCATCTCAGACCTCAGAGCAACTCCTGACGACCTAAACTTCTACGAAGCTCATCAGAGACTGTCTAAGGTTAAGAGCGCAATTGCTGATTTACGTGGTTCGTCTAACCCAGATAATAACTTAGTTGACGTTCTAATTAAACAGCAAAACCTGTTAGAAGAAGGCATGGAAGAAGCAGCTACTCGCTTGTCCCCTGCTCTTCGGAAAGAGTATGCTGACGTTACAGCTTATTATAAAAGAGGTAGAGAAGTCGTCGGTGCTGAGTGGTTAAAAGCTGCTCTGAAGAACAGCGACCCTGCTAGAATTGGTCGTATACTGACTCAGGACGGTTTGTCTGAAGGTATTATACAGATTAAGCAACTACGCAAAGCTGCTGCTCAATATAAGAAGGACTTACCTAAGCCTCCTAAAGGCGCTTCTAAGCGTGAAATAAACGAGTATAATGAAATGATTAAGGGGTTGGACGTTAATCCCTTAGAAGGCATTAGAAGAGGCTATTTGGACGAGATACTAAAAGCATCTCCTGATGACGCTATGAGTTCTGCTGCTGTTTTCGCAAATAAACTAAAAGAGCCACGTTTCAGAGAGACTTTTGAGGAATTATTTAAAGGGACTGGTGTTCCTGCTAAGATGGATGAGATGTTAGAGAACTTGGCGATTCTTTCTAGGTCGGATAAAACTCAACAGGGGTTTGGTTTAACAATAGCAGGTGCAGAACAAAAAGCACTGTCTCAGCCTAAACTAGAAGTAATCTTTAAAAGTATTATGCCTGCCTTTTTAGCAGGTATGCAAATTACTCCTAAAAAAATGGATAAACTAATCAGTCTTCAGAAAGCCGCCATAGCTGCGGAAAAGCAAGGTGTTGACATTACTCAGCAACTGGTTGTTAGCTTAGAGGCACTAATAGGACGTGGCAATATTCTAGGTACGGCTTTTTCAGCACCGGAACAACAACAACCTCCACCACGACAGTACAGTCGATAAACCCAAGACGTAAAAAAGGGGGTCGCAATGACCCCCAAGTTTACTTAAGTGTCTATAGGGGCAGTTAAACACCCCATATAGCTGTTTTTTTAAACTATCTCACAAGCACCGCCGGTACACGCTAACTCCTGTGAGCCGGTTGTGTTGTCTTCCTGCTCAAAGTATTGCAGGTCGTTCCAGTTAATATCTTTTGGCATTGATGCTAGTAGTTCTTCATATTGTTCAGCATTGATGTCCTCATAAGGAGCTTGCTGATACGTATGTTCACTTACAGGCAACAAACTAATACCACTACACAAGTCAAAGTTATCCCAAATCCACTGAGCTACCTGAAGGAACTCGCTGTCAGTGTAGTATACTGTGATACTTGGCTTATGCTCACACCAACTATTCTGGTACATCTTCCAAAGCTCTAGCTGATGCATTGCACCTACGTCACTGACCGTTACACTGGTCGATGGTGCCTTGACAGGGAAACTAAACACTGATGAGGAGTCAGACATAACGTCATCCTCTACAGGGAACCCTGCTGTCTTCATAAAGACTGCAAGCGGGTCTTTCTTGTCCGAACGTACACGTCGAATGTAATGCTTAGAGAACCTAGGATGGATGCCACTAGCACTATCGACAAGCTGAGAAACAGTACCACTCGGCTTAACAGCAGTAACGGCAGTAGACTGATTGATACCAAGTTTCTTAGCCCACTTCTTATTCGTTGCAATAGCGACATCTCGTACAGCCTCCAACACTACTTCACAATGAGGTGAGTTAGGTGTGCTTAACAGTTTGTTGTCCATGATGCCTGTCATGCTTACGCCTAGCAACGCCTCTTCCTCTGTGTTCTTCTTCCAGATGTTACGTAAGTATCTGAAGTCAGTCAAGGTAGCCTGTAACGTGCCAATGATGGCTGCTA